AATATAAGGGGGAAATCATGGCAACCATAATGAGAGTAGCGAGAGTCAATCTAACCCACAAGGACATTAAAGCCTATGAGAACAAGGCCAAAGAGTTGGCACTGTCAGTAACTCCAGATAACATAACCAAGCATGCGTCAGATATGATGTATGACAGAAGCATCTCAATGGAATCTCTCATAGCTACTTTGAATGGTACTTGTGCCGAAGCCAGCAGAGACTTTGACCGTGACACTATAACGGTACTTATGAACTCAACGGATGCGAATGACAACATAGTAGCGGTTAGCTTTGACTACTATAATCTAAGTATCATCTCAGCGTTCGCTCGATACTTTGGGAAGAACATAGGAGTGAACCCCGATAACTACTTTGGGATTTGACAAGGGTATCCGCTTTATGATACCATAGAGCTAACTTAATTAAGGGGGTGTCGGAATGACACTAGTAGAGAACAATTCAATGCAACCCATAGAGAACCACATAGACAGTATGCCAACTGAGGATTTAGCAAACATGGCGTCAGGGACTTGGCAACACCGTGTATACAAAGCAGAGATGGAAGTCCAGAGACTAAAGGCAGACCTAATAGCACGACCAACAGTCACTAAGTATGAAACCAAATACCTCAATGACGGTGACTTACAAGAGGCCAAGAGCGATGCAGAAGACGTACAAGACAAGATTAAGGACTTACTGGACGAATTAAACTCTCTAGACAACGACATAGATACTGCGGTTGGTGAGATTGACGAAGTGTTAGAGCAAGGTAGTAATGCTAACGGAGCTATAGAACGTATAGAGGAAATAAAGAACCAAGTACAATACGTAGATTTTTAGCAAGGTTGGGGGAAGGGTTTGCTAACATTTACCTTTCCCCTACTTTAATCCGGGCCGTTGGATACCTCAACGGAAAAGGATGTCAGGAAGGTATGCGGTAGTTTACTACCAGTTATCCGACACCGTTCCCGATGTGATGTGGCCCCTACATATGGCAAAGCAAATATGTAGGGGTACTTTAAATAACTAGGGGGAAAGAAATATGTCATATAAAAGTAAGGGAGTCACTACTATGATTATATGCAAGGGCAGGTTTCACGAGGATGTATACGAAAACGGCGAGATAGTGGAATTACGCAAAGCTGATATGGTGGGGAACATATGCGTCGGGTGCCACGAGGAAATACAAGATAACGAACTAGAAGAAAGCAACAACAAAGAATGGGAAAAGGCTAACACTACAGACTTTGACTAAGGGGGGCGCAAGCCCCACCAACGGATGGTGGAGCATATGATGATGTTCACGCCTTGAATAAGGCGATAGACAGTGGTAATGTAAGAAGTACAGCTAGGTGGTTTATACATCCACAATACAGGGATAATAGAGTAAGGAGAAAGAACATTGGTTACAAAGTACACAGGAACAAGAGCAGACGTAGTACGGCTACGGAAGACATACCCGGACTACACACTACAACGAATAGGAGAAACAGTTGGCGTGAGTAGAGAAAGGGTTAGGCAAATACTGAAAGCGGAAGGGCTAACAACCAAAGCATTTAGAGTAAGTAAGAAACCGCCAAAGATGTGTAAGCACTGTTACCAGTTTACGCAGAACGGCAAGTCATACTGCAATGCTGAATGCAAGACTAAAGCACATTGGGTTGTGTATAACTGTCATTACTGTGGAGAAGAAAAATCTATGTGGAAAGCCTACTGGAAAAGGCAAAGCAAGAAGTACAAGAACCATTATTGTTCTACGTCTTGCGCCTCGAAGTCTTACTGGAAAACTAAGGTCAGTGAGCAGAAGACCGCCAGCTAATAACTGCGACGATAAAGAACAGTACGGAACATATGGTGAGGCACAACAGTCGGCACAAAGATACATGAGGGACATTCTCACGTACAACGAAATGCAAACGTACTACTGTGTGCTTCACCATTGTTACCACATAGGCCACAGTAATAAGAAAAGGAAATATAGAATAGTAATGAATAGCCCGGCTTAACAGTCGGGCTAACTTTTTGTCACAGGTAAAAAATAAAAACCCTCTACTACGATATATCGTACAGGGGTAAAAAAATTTTTCCCCGGAGATTCTGTCGCCGAAGCCGGGTAGCAGTTGGCTGGCTGGATACTCTACATAATAATGATTCCAATCTGGAGCAATTTAGAAATAGGGGTTGACAATTATTTTATCTATGGTATACTAAGAGTGTAAGGGAAACGAAACGCAAAGGGGGAAGACCAGATGAAATCCATAGTCATGAGCAAGCCAAATCTCCAGAGCATTCTAAAGGGACTCCGAGTATCCGGGATAGAAGTCACAAAGATAGGGGAGTCAGGATACAAGGGAGAACACAAAGGGGAGTTAGTTCTCAAGGCACTTAAAGGAAGGAACGGATACTTAGTAAGATACGGAGAAATTAACGGACACGACTTAATAGTCACAGGGTAGGGCAAGGGGGGACGAAAGTTCCCCCTAATTTTTTGCCCAGCCAGAACCTCAAAAATTTTTTTGCTGTATACGATATATCGTGGGGGTGGTGGTGGAGCAGTTTTTCTCCAGCGTCTCGTCCGGGAAAATTTATAGTTGACAACCGGTATAGTATGGACTATACTTAGCCATAGATTAAATAGTTAAGGAGATGTTATGGGGAAGATATGGACAGCAATAGGAATAGACCACAAGCCACTCAAGGGATACAAGCAGTTGTTTGCATTCAATAGAGCAGACGCAGAGAAGAAGTTCAAGCACGAGTACGGCAACGATAGCTGTATTCTGTACATAGTGGGCGACATATTCAGTCAGTGGGAGTATTAGAATGATTTATAAACCTAGTATGGAACCAATGGGGACAGTGTGGTCATATTGTTACGAGTGTGACGATGAACGGTTGTACAGCTATTGGGACACAAGGGATGGGATGTATAACCAGTGCCAAGAGTGTGAGAACTCACATATAGTACTGACCAGTTGTGCAACAGAGACATGCGAACTATGCTTGTTTCTTATGTACGTATAAAACTCTTTTGATAAACTGTTGACATAGGGTTGGTTATACTATATACTTATTTATGTAAGAAGTAGAGAGTAAAGGAGAATAATTATGACCATTAGCAGAGTAAAGGCCATCGAACTCATAGGCAAGAGCAAGGGGAAGTTTTTCACGGTAGTGTTTGTAAAGCGGACAGACGGTAGCGTCAGAACCATGAATTGCAGACTCAACGTAAAGAAGTATACAGTAGGTGGGACATTGGCGTATAACCCAACAGAGAAGCATTTGATACCTGTATGGGATACTAAAGCAAAGAGTGAAAGTGACTCTGGCTACAGGATGATTAATACTGATAGTATTATTTCTGTAACAATTGAAGGGGTTACCTACGAAGTAGAGCCAGAGACTACTTCATAGGTTCTCTGCTTACATCTCCCCCCTTCAAATTAGCCCGGTGGATTTCCCCCCCACCGGGTACTTTTTTGTCACAGGTAAATTCGCTGTCCGAAAAAAAATAACCCCTACACGATATATCGTGGGGAGCTACTATCTGAGATGCTGAAGGTGGGGGTGGTGGCGAGGCTGGAACTTCTGGATTATCTGTGGTATCATATGAGTTATAGCAAAGCAAGGAGACGTGAGATGTATAACGTGAGTGGAGTAACTAAAGCAAAGCACTTGGTATTATTCGTGGGCTACCTAAACTGGTTGGCAGACAAGGGGGTTAATAATGAACCCTCTAAACCCTAACGCTGGTAACATGAAAATTGGGGATAAGGTCTACAACTTCGGAGTCTTCTACATAGCTAACATGGAACCTACGTGGGAGAACGAAGCTTCTAAGATAGACCTAGAGAATGTAGGCATACCTTGGGCAAGGGTTGGAGGTATGGACTATGCGGTCAAAGTAACGTTGACTAATGGAGACGTTGTTGACCCGAAGGAGCTAGAACCGTGGTCGTAGATAAACATGACAGGCAATGTCTTTGTAATGGTTGTACTATTAGGAAAGGGGTTTCAGTAATAACCCTCTGTTCCATACTCATGACCATTGCTCTTTTAATTATGTTGTTTAACTAAGTAGTTATCTTGGGGGTGACTACTTAATTTCCCATCCCTCGGTATGTGTCTGACTCCGCACTTACCGGGGGATTCTTTTTGCTTGCCTCTTCCTTGTTCTTCCTTTCCTGTTCCACCTCCCTCTTCCTTTCCAGTTCCTCCCTCTCTTCCAGTATTCTTCCTCCTCTTCTTGCCTCCTACGATATATCATTATCGACCCTTCCCCGGACAAAAAAAGGGGGGAGCCTTCACTCCCCCAGCATCTCCTTTAACTGCTCCCCTAATTCTTTAACCGCTTCTTCCAACCCCCTTACCATTTCGAGGGTCTTAGGGAAAACCGGTTCCACTGCATAGGGGTCATTGTGTAAGTAAATCCACTGCCCATACTCTAGGTCATCGGGGCATGTGGCTGGGGACATTATGGTGGGCCACCCAGCCTTCTCCCCTTCTATCCTAGCCTCTAGCCTAGCGATGGAAGCCTCGATGACTTCTTTCGCTACCCCGAACCCTATCGGGGATTCTAGAACCTTGCTGAAACTGATTGCATTCATATTACTCTCCTTTATTTGTCTTTCTACTATATAAGACGTAACCTAACTTGTAGTGGTTACAATATATTGCTATCAATTTTTGCTTGACACCTTTTACATAGTTATGGTAACATTAGAAGTAACTTAAAGGGGGTATTTACATATGACTACTATATATAGAAGGGTTATGGATTTCAGTTCAGCGGAGGACGCAGAGATGTTCCTTAATATAATGGATGCGTGGGACAATGGGGGCATTGAGGATTTCGGAACCACCCAAAGCGATTTCTCTATGAGTTGCGTAGAGGAAGTCTCAGTACCTGAGAACAAGGACGAACAGGGATACAATGGATGGAGAAATTGGGAGACGTGGAACGTGGCTCTCTGGATAAGTAACGATATGGGGCTGTATAGCATAGCCCAGAATTTCAAGTATGAGGCCAACCCATACATGGAGTTTAAGAAATGGATGATTGTTGAGGATAGGCCCACTTACGAAAAACAGTTGTGCTACCAGACGCCCGATGGGGCATTGTATTGGGATGAGTTGGTGGACACTAGTGCCATTAACGAAATGATAAAGGAGGAATAAATAAAGGGGGGGCTAGATGCCCCCCCTTTTTTGTCTACCACCAAAGCTGTAATTGTAGCGGCCCTTGGTATTCGTCCTTGCCACATAGCTTGGTGTATGCGTCTTCATTCATGACTCGGTACTGTCCCTTGTCTACCTTCTTCCTTAGTATCTCTGCTGTTGTCTCGAAGCCTTTACTCCTACTGACCATCAACACAGCTACCTTGTCCTTCCCTCTTCCTTGTTCCACGAATATCTTCTGAACGCTTTCCATCCTAGTCCCCCTTCCTTAGAATTGTGATAGCTCCAATGTATCATACGATATATCATTCTGCAACAAGGTCGCCTCCCTTCCTTTGTCCCAGCAAGATGAACACAGTCCGTTAGCTAATAGACCCACAC